TAGCGACATTGAAGAAACGGCAGAGTTGCAGGTTACTTCTGTAACCGGGACTCTTTCTGGCGTGGATCAAACATATATAAGCCTTTTCCTGTCCGAAACCTATATTGATCGGACGGTGAATCTGTATAAGGCTTTTCTGAATAATGCAGAGGCCGTAATTTCTGATCCGGTGCTGATTTTCTCTGGCAAGATTTCTGGCGTATCCATCGATGAAGATCCAGAGAGCGGAGAATGCACGATTGCTATGGATGCAGCTTCGCAATGGGTCGATTTTGAGCGCCGCCCAGGTCGGCATACCACTGATTCCGAGCAGCAAATCTATTTCCCTGGTGACAAGGGATTTGAATTCGCCTCTGAGGTAACAAAAGAAGTCCTTTGGGGACGAGCATGAATCCGTCCCTAGAATCTGATCTTGTTCGCATTCTTGATGAGGCTGGCCGCAAGCCGTTCAAATGGGGCTGGAATGACTGCAACACTCTGGCTCTACAATGGCTTGATAAACTTCAAGATCGAGGCTGGCTGAATCGTGTTCGCGGTACTTACTCTAATCTGAAAGAAGCTAGCAAAATCGCCTCAGAATTGCCCAAATGGTCTGAGGGGCTAGTAGCGGAAGGATGGACAGAGATCTCGCAGCAGGAGGCTTCTGTGGGCGATCTAGCCGTAGTTTCTGATAGGTTTTATGATCGCGTTCACATTGTCATGGGTGCTTACATGGTTTCAATGCACGAATCAGAAGGAATGGTAAAGATTCCCCTTGATTCTGTTGAAGCCCGCTATTTCAGGATTCTCTAATGGGTGCAGCAGCTCCACTAATCGGTGCAATTGCGGGATCGGCTGCCGGGAAGGCTATCGGCTATGCGTTAGTCGGCGGTTACAACGCAACAGCATTTATGGCATTCGCTGGAAAGGCTGTCGGCGGCATGATCGGTTCTATGATCGGCTCCAGCTTGAGTCAAGCGGTATTTGGCAAGAAGCCAGAATTGCCTGATTATTCGACTCCGCTGCAAGAGCGCGGATTTCTAGTCAATACTCAGAATGCCGTTGCTGCGATCAATATCATCTATGGATTGCGCAGGGTCGGCGGCAATCATGTGTTCTTTGAGGCAAGCGGAACGGATAACGAATATCTGCACCTTGTTACCGTACTTGGTGAAGGCGAGATCAATTCGGTAGAAAACATCTATCTGAATGATATTCTGACTACCGATTCAAAATATAGCGGTTATGTAGAAACCACGGTAAGGACTGGCACTGAAGCGCAGACCGCGATTGATGCGCTGGTTAGCAGGGTCACTAACTGGACATCTGCTCACAGATTGCGCGGCACTGCATATATCTACACTCGATTGAAATACGATCAAGATGTGTTCCCTGGCGGCGTTCCAACTATTACCGCCGATGTCAAAGGAATCAAGGTATTCGATCCTCGTACCAGCACGACGGCTTGGTCTGATAATCCAGCGCTGTGCATTCGCGACTATCTGACAAATGAGCGCTATGGTCGCGGCATTGATTCGGCCTTGATTGACAATACTTCTTTTAATGCTGCCGCTAATTACTGCGATGAAATCGTAAGCATTGGCGGGGAATCTGTAAAACGATACACCACTAACGGTGTTGTTGATACGACGCGCACAAGCCTTGAGAACATCAAAGAATTGCTGACCGCTTGCCGGGGCTTTCTTGTGTTTAGTGGCGGCAAATATAAGCTGATTATTGATAAGCCTGAAACTGCCACCTTCACATTTAGTGAGGACAATATCATTGGTGGATGGGCTATTGGTCTCGGCAATAAGCAGAACACCTATAACCGCGTCCGCGTAAATTTCTACAACCCAGACCGCTCATGGCAACCTGATGTAACCGCTGTCGAATCGACTGCATTGCGTGCTATTGATAATGGCCTTTTATTGGAAAGAGAAATCGAATTGCCATTCACGGCAAGCGAAGTGCGAGCTAAAGCCATCGCCACAATGAACCTAAATCAATCCCGCCAACAGGTATCGTGCGAATTTACGGCAACCATCGAAGGGATGCGTTGCGAAGTCGGTGACGTGGTTTATGTAAGCCACAAGACTCCCGGCTGGGACACTTTGAATGATGGCGCAGGCAAGAAGTTCCGTGTGATCGAGATCGCCATGCAATCCACCGATGAGGTGCGAGTGAAGGCGTTGGAATATGATGAAACCGTTTATAACTTTGGCGAAATTCCGGCAAGTGATCCGACCCCAAATACCAACCTGCCGAATCCTTTGAATGTAGGGAATCCAGGCGCGCCAACCATTACGGAAGAAATCTACGTCACCAGAAACGGTGCTGGCGTAAAAGCAAAAGCAATCCTGAACTGGACAGGCGCATCGGATATTTTTGTCCGCCAGTATGAGGTGCAGTACAAGCTAACGTCTGAATCTCTTTATCAAGTAGGCGGAATAACATCGGGAACGACTTTAGAGATTCCTGATATTGCGCCTGGAATTTACGACTTTCGTGTGAAGGCAATCAATTCCATCGGAGTTTCCTCTGCTTGGGCAAATGCCGCCCCGCATGAAATCTTCGGCTTGCTTGCAAAACCATCCGCATTGACCAATCTAAGCCTGTCTGCGATTAGCAGCATGGCGCTATTAAGTTGGGATCAATCAGTCGATTTGGATGTCCGTATTGGCGGCAAGATCGAAATTCGTCATTCCAGCCTAGAAAGCGGTGCAATTTGGGCTGATTCAATTTCAATCGGAACAGGTAATGCGCTTAACGGTACGGCTACTTTTGCTGTTGTCCCTCTAGTTGAAGGTACTTACCTTGTTCGTGCCGTGGATTCCTCCGGCATCAAATCCGATGTCGCCACGGTTTCAACCGATGCGGCTACTGCTCTGGAATTTACGACACTCAGCACAATTACCGAATCTCCGACCTTCCCAGGCGTGAAAGACGATGTAATTGTCGATGATTCAACGTTGCGCCTTTCTGGGGTCGATAATATTGATGACTGGGCCGACGTGGATTCAATCACCAATTTCAACATCGGGCCGGGCGGCGTAGATACTGGCGGCACTTATACTTTTGATACCGGATTCGATGCGGGTAGCGTGAAACGCGTTCGACTTACCCGAAAAGTGACTTCTACCCTTGCCCAGCCGCTCGATTTGATCGATTCGCGCACCCTTAATATTGATTCATGGGAAGATTTTGACGGTACGATCGCCGCAGCGGGGGATTGCAAGGTCTTTGTTCGGCATACCAACGACGATCCTGCTGGATCGCCTACATGGTCTGGATGGGAACTACTGACGGTCAACGAGTACAATCATCGAGGATTCCAATTTAAAGCGGAATTGTCGGTAGACGATCCAACCTACAACATTCGCATAAGCGAACTTTCAGTCACAGCATCGGAGATAGCCTAATGGCACAGCATGACTATGTAATAGCCAACGCGGACGGCGCAACGGTTCGCCTTGATTTAAACAACGCATTTGCTGCGATTGTTTCGAATAACTCAGGCGCAACTGAGCCAACCGACACTTACGCGTATATGTGGTGGGCAGATACAACCAGCGGCTTGTTGAAGCAGAGAAATGCTGCCGATTCTGGCTGGGTTACTGTTGCAACTCTTGCTGGCGGCGCAGTACCAAAGACTTCCGCTACTGGCTCAGCGATTCTCCCGGCAGGCACAGACGCGCAGCGCGATGGCTCTCCTGCTGCTGGTTATCTCAGATTTAACACTGACGATAACGCGTTTGAGGGTTATGACGGCTCCGCTTGGGGCGGCTTAGGCGGTGGCTCTGCTTATGGCCTGTTCCGCAAAGCTGATCCGACTGTCGTTCTGTTCACCAAAACAGGCGCTGGCACTGCTGAAACGCAGACCGCTCTTTATGCCGAGGTAAATGGATCGATCTTGACCGTTGCATCGGGCACTAGCGTAACCATGCCTTCTTTGACTGCTGGCACTGACTACGCGATTTGGCTCGAAACCGATGGCGATGTTGTTGCATTACGCTTCAGGCGGGAATGCTGCTGCTCAGGCAGGCGGCAACACGACTGATCAAATCAATGAATACTCATTCTGGGATTTGAAGTTCCGTCCGGCTTGCTCTGATCCGCGCGGTATGACGCTAGTGGCTAATCATTTCTGGGCTGACATTTATCTGCTGAACACTGATCCAGATGTCAACGGCACTTCAGCCAACAATACAACGATTGCCAACGGTAATGCGGATTATCCAAAAATTCCTGCGGCTTTTAATGGTAATGGCACTACGACTTACGGAACATTCACTTGGTTCGAAGCACAAGAAATTCTTGGTGCTTATGGCAAAAGATGCCCGACTTATGCTGAATTTATGCAGTTGGCATTTGGCACGACCGAAGAGCAAGATCGCGGTAATGATCCTGTGACGACTGGCCTTGCGACAACAAATAGCGGCACCAATAATGGCGACGAAGAGTTCACATCCAAGTGGGGCGTGATTCAAGCATCTGGCGTTTATTGGATTTGGAGTCGTGACTTCATTGCTGACGGCAGTGGATCAGGTGGCTGGCAGGACATCACCGAAGGCCGAGGTGAGGTTTATACCTATGGCTCAAGTGCCCGCGCTGGCCGCCTTGGCGGCAACTGGTACGTCGCGTCCGCCGCTGGGTCACGTTGCTCGAGTTGGGCCAGTGCTCCGTCGGACTCGAACGCCGGCATTGGTGCCCGTGGCGTCTGTGACCACTTGGCCCTTGATTAAGCGAGCGAAAGCGAGCGGGAATGAAAGAAAAGGAAGCGACCCAGTGTTACGATCAGATGCTCATTGTGGAAAAGTACGAAACGGTGATTTCGTATCTGTATCCCATTGCGCAGAATCTGCCTCGCAGACACGCAGTCGCACGCGACATGTTCCTCGAAACACTCTTGGGGCAAGTCGAATTGTTTATCGTGGCAGGCAAGTCCAATCAAACAAGTCGTCTATATCAGGCGGATGCTGGGCTTGCCATGCTGCGTTTTTGGTTGCGTTTCCTCGGCAAGAAACAAGTTCATGGGATAACGCCTCATCAGATGGAAGTAGCACAAGTGCTAATTGCAGAGGTGGGGAAAATTCTTGGTGCTTGGATCACGCGGTTGAAAGGCAAAGGGCAGACCGGGAATTAACGCTGGCATCCTTGGCGGCAACTGGAACAACACGTCCAACGCTGGATCACGTTGCTCGAATTGGAACAATGCTCCATCGAACTCGAACAACAACATTGGTGCCCGTGGCGTCTGTGGCGACTATTTTATTGCGCTCTGATTGCGTTACGGCGCGTCAGGCCGACCCTTATCAGGTGGTCAGCCGGTTTTGTCCTCCTTCGGGAAATACACTTAGCGGTTCAGCAGAACGCCGATTACTGAAAATGGAAAAGCGGGGCTGACATTCTTATGGGCAAACGCAACCGCAACTTATTCGATCAGATTGTCGATTGGGACAATATGCTCAGCGCCTACAAGAAAACCTCAGATGGCAAAAAACAGTCGTTTGGTTATCTTGAGTTCAAAGAATATGACCTTGCCAATCTCAGGGAATTACGGCAAGAGTTGATTGATGGCACTTATGTCCGTGGCCCTTACCGCGAATTCATTATCCGTGAACCCAAGCCTCGCCTAATTTCAGCCTTGGAGTTTCGTGATCGGCTGGTGCAACATGCCCTGTGCAACATCATCACGCCTATCTTCGAGCGCGGCTTCCTGCCGTATTCCTTCGCCTGCCGGGTAAATCTAGGCACACATGCAGGGGTTCGGCATGTTCAGGCAATGCTGCGCAGCACAGGCTGCAAGTATTTTCTCAAGACCGATTTCAGCAAATACTTTCCCAGCGTAGATCGTATGATTCTGCGCCGGATGATTACGAAGAAAATCCATTGCAAAAGAACGCTGGATTTGATTGACCGGATTCTGGAGCCCAATGGCAAGGGCATCCCGATTGGCAGCCTAACCAGTCAGCTATTCGCGAATGTGTACGGCAACGCCTTGGATCAATACATTCATCACGACCTTAAACAGCGTTACTGGGCGCGCTACATGGACGATGTGGTAATTCTCGGAAATGAGCCCAACAAACTGCGCCATATCTTTCAGAAGATCGTTGACTTTTCCAGATCCGCTATGCAAATGGCAATCAGCAAATGGCAGATCAGCCAAACCAGTAAGGGAATCAACTTTCTTGGCTATCGGATTTGGCCAACGCACAAGCTGATCCGCAAAGATTCTGTGACGCGAGCGAAACGCAAAATTGCATGGCTTTTACGGCATAATGAGCCTGAAAAATTAAGCCGATTTATTGCCTCTTGGAGGGGCCATGCCCAATGGGCTGATGTAAACCACCTATTCACTCACTTGGAGAAACGCTATGGCATTGCTGTCTAAAGCTGTAATTAACACCCGCGAGGATTTAGATGCGATTGCTGGAACTCAGCAGCATGCAGACTTCATGGCCGCCCTGAAAGGCAGCATGATCCGCAAAGAAAATCAGGCGGTATATCCAGATAACTACAATGATCCAGACTATGATGGCCCTGAAATTGAGCCAATTCTGATTGATGTCGAGGACTTGTCCACAATCGAACGGTTTGGTTTTACCAAGGCTGATTTTGAGGATTAGTGATGGAACCTCAAGTCGCTTTCAACTGGATTGTTGGCGTAGCCGGAATTCTCGGCGGCTGGACGCTGAAAGTGATCTGGGATTCCATTCAATCGCTGAGATCGGATGTGAAGAACCTTGACACCAAAATGCACGAGGATTTTGTCCGTAGGGATGACTTCAAAGAAGCTGTGACGGATCTGCGTACCGACATGAAGGAAGGCTTCAAGGAAACCAAGGACATGATCGGCCTGCTGTTCAAGAAGATCGAAGGCAAGGCAGACAAATGAAACACCCGGTCGAGCAGGTGGGCTGGGTAATAATCGGCCTCCTGCTTGGCGGCCTCATTGCTTATTCAACCAACGCTCTGTCTGCTGACCCCATCGTTTCTGAGCAGACTGTCACCACCAACGGCACTCAAACCACCACCGTCAAAAGCCCTCCACCGTCCGCTATCGCCCCGCAGTTCTCAGCGGGCAATGGCAACGACCTGTGTACCGTAGGTGCGTCAGGAGCGGTACAAACCCAAATCCTAGGTATCTCAGTCGGCAGCACATTCACTGAAGAGAACTGCATCCGGCTCAAGAACGCTAAGACGCTTTATGACATGGGGATGAAAGTCGCAGCCGTATCGGTGATGTGCCAAGACCAGAAAGTATTCGATGCCATGATGCAGGCCGGAACGCCATGCCCGTATGACGGCAAGATTGGCGAGGAAGCCAAGCTGGCGTGGAAGACCCACACCGATAAAACCCCAGAAGAGGAGGACGCAGACGATGTTGAGCAAAAGCGCCTTAAGGCTCTCGGCATTATTGGCGGCGTATTCGGCAGCCTCTTACTCTTCTGACGCCATCTATGGCTACACTCCTAATGTTGCTGCTGGGGGTAGTTCTTGGTCTATGTCTGAGTCTGTATTGGGCGTGGCTCCAGTTCCGGGACTCGACATCTCAGGCGTCCTCTACAGATACACCGCAGTCAAAGACCGAGCCGACCCCTTCACCGTCACAGTCTCCAATCACTCCAATCAAAACGCCATTGACGGTGGATATATTTTCAGGGAGACGGATGATTGGTCAGGCAAGTCTGGACAAACAATCAACAAACTCGTACCGGTTGGATATAGCCCCATCCGTTACTGGGGCGACGGCTCAATCGAAACCACGGGAGTGGGAAGCGTAGTGGACCCGCAGGTGGTCTATACCTATCGCTTTATCGAGCCTGAACCTGAACCTGAACCTCAAACCCCGCCCACGATCAACCCCTACAACGCCCTAGAGGACGATGCTGTGCAGCGAGCCACAGCCGAAACTAACCGGGAGCTGTACGAGGACGACGAGATCGAAAAGGACAAGGACGAGGAAGAAGAAAAGGATATGGAGAAAGCCCTAGCCGCGCTTCAGAGCGGGCTGGAAATGGCGAAGGGTCAGGACGGTAGGCTT